TCGGCACTATTTTCATCGTAGATTTCAAATTTACCTTCAACGAAGTTTACCAAGGAAGGGAACGTCAATCCATCGGGGCCGAAGCGATTCTTCATTACATGGACACGGGCAGTATTAGATACCTTATCCGCTAGTTTACGACTGATAGACATAATAAAGTCGGCAATCATAATTTTACTGAATGATTCTGCGATTCTTCCTGCCTCAATAACATCATCATTCAATGACGCTCTTTGTGACTGTGAAGCTGTCCAAATTGGAACATTCAATTCTCCAGCTAGTCCTCGCAAGTCCTCGTAAATGATTCCTAATTCTTCCCATCGTGAATTGGCTTTATCTGTTGCTCGCATCAAATCTCCATAATCCACGATAACCATATCAGGAACATATCCTGTGCTGTGTAATCTATCTAAATGTGCTCGCAACGCACTTGTTGAGACAGTACGAGTTGGATAATTCTTGATGATAACATCGCCTGTAATGCTGTCAATTGCTTTTCGCACTTCATCAATGTTGTCACGAATTTTGTTCGGCTCAATACCTGTAATAAGTGTATCGTATCGCAAACCCAAATAGTTTTCGTTCAATTCAAATGTATAATGAACGACTCGTTTCCCATTCTGGATACCACACTTCCCAATGTGAGCCAATCCCCACGATTTACCAATACCCGGTGGAGCTACAATGACACCGAGCTCACCCGCACCCAATCCCCCATCCATAATCTGGTCAATGACTGTCCATCCCGAAGCGACAACTTCACGAGCTAAATGTACGGCTCGCTTCTCAATATCCTCACGCCAGTTGTGTCCGAAGTTTCGTTCTTGACCTGCTATCATCGCTTTGTCAACGATAGACTTGATACCGTCGTAGTCACCCACCTGTAATTTATCGGCTGCCTTGAGAATCGCGTTCTTCAAAGCTTGATTCCGGCAGAATACCAAGAACTCGTCCTTGATGTATGTAATATCGCTAGCTTTAGTATTACGATATACCTCTTTCAACGCTTGTACTATGCTTGCCTTCAAAGTATCATTGTCGTCAATCTTATCCACTTCCTGTTTGAATACTTCCATAGAAGGCACGTCACGATATTCACCGAAATACCAAAGTATCTTCTCTACAGTCCACGCATGACATTCCGACTCAAAATGCTTTGGGTCAATGATGTCTTGTGCCTGATCAAGAAATGGTCTATCCGATAACATAACTGCGATAGCTTTAGCTTGAAAAGTATTGCCGAACTTTGCAAGAGTATCTATTTGCGTCATTTGAACTCCTTATTTATAACGAGTGAGCGGTGTCCATGTTGCCACCAACCACTCATCGTAGTTTGAAAACGCTCTAAACAATTTATACTCTGTGAATAGTTTTGTCAAGGTGTACTTGTTCATTGTATTCAATTTATCATCGTAATGACCACAGATATCTAGTTTGGTTACACCTGAAATATCTACATTTGCTAAATCCATCAATTGCTTATTCAAAGTAAGTGTTCCGTTATCTCTTGCTCCCAATAATTTTTTAGCAACGTTAGCGCTGACAATAGATTTGGTATCATTAGCTTTTTCTAATATGTCATCAATTGAAAAATTAGTCATCACTCCCATTTCTGGAAAATTCTTGAGTAATGTCTTGATAGCTATTCCCTTGACTCCGGGTATATTATCACTCGTATCACCTTCAATTATGCGATATGTCAAAAAATTAGAAGGATGAATACCATATTCATCTACGACTTCATTGACTGTATACATCTTCTTTTTGATAGGATTATACACTTCGCACTGCGAATCAACCAACTGTAAGAAATCTTTGTCGGTGGATAAAATAGTAACTTGACCGCCACGATCTTTTATGAGTTTAGTCAAATATGCAATGGTATCATCAGCTTCAATGTTCTCCACCGCATATACTGTCACCGGCAAGTGTTCCAGTATTTCTACCAGAAGCTTGAGTTGCCAACGTAGTGCAGCTTTTTCTTCTTCAGGTGTTGCAAAATCGTAGGTGCGATTCAACTTCTGCATTGACCGGCGTTTGTCCTTGTAACCCTCGTATAGCTTACGTCTACGTTGACTCCCACCTGCTCCATCAAATATGCACACTACTCTGGTTGGTTTGAATTGTCGTATTGCTAGTCCAATGGACTTGAGAAAACCCGTTACACCTCCAACGTGTTCCCCATCATCGTTCATTGTCGGTGTAGCAGCAAAACATCGTATATATGCGTTCATAGAATCAACGAGTAATACTCTGCTGTCTCTACCAGCTGTGTCTAGTATTACTCGTTGCTCTTGAAACTCTTTCAATTTTGCTAAAATATCCAATACCATATGACCTCTTTAGTTTAGATGCACCTATGTAATTTCCCAAACAGCCATTCCATAAATCGTCCAAGCCAACCTATCGGTTCCCCGCATTGTTGGCACTGCCACGAATAAGCTATAGAAAAATGATTCATTTTAGTAGGATGGCCACAGGACTACCGCAGGAACAGCTCCCTTTGGCTTTTTATAATCATCATCTGTAGAATCATCGTCTGGTTCAAAATCATACGGTTCTTCTTCTTCGTGATATTCACTAAACTTGGTATCAAAAAAACCTTGACCACAAGCTTCTACTGGAGCGTAGTTGTTTCCTTCCGGGTCGCGTGATATAATAACTATCGCTATTGGATCCATTTGCTCCAGCATTTCAATCATGTCCTGTACGCTCATACTCATATGTGTTCTCTAAATTAGTGGTTATTCCTCACCCGTAGTAGGCTCAGATGAAAGTTCTGATGTCATACCTTCTGTTTTATACAACATAATGTAAGTATCACATAACGCTTGGTAAAGCTCTTCTTTGAGAGCTAGATTGCCATCAAGCAATTGCCGCCAATCCGCTTCACAAAATGTATACTCTTCACCAGTAAGGGCCGAAATATATGCCAATGCATTTGCCTTACCTGTGATAAGCTCCCTCTCTCTGAGGAAGTCTAACCAAGAACCATAATCATCTATACCTCTGTCAAAGTGAACAGCAAATTCTGCACTTCTATATGGAGGGCCAACTCTGTTTTTAGTAACTACTGCTTTGATGCGCACTCCAACAATTTCTTTTGTATCCTTATCTTTCTTCGTAATCTTTTCAATTTGACTGAGGCGAACACGAACGGATGAATGAAATCTAAGTCCCATCCCGCCAGATGTCGTATATTGATCAGCAAAAGGCATTGCTCCCAACTTCTGACGAAGCTGATTTGTTATAACTAGAGCGATTCTCTGCTTACCGATAGTTGATGTAATCTTACGAAGAGCTTTACTGATGATAATTGCCTTACCTGTAGCCCAGCCATCTTTATCATAATCAGCTTCCATTTCTGCTTTTGTACTGGCGGCAGCGATGGAGTCAATTACAATAATGATGGGTTTATCTTTATTCTTGGGAGTAGTTCTAACTGTTTCAATAATATTTTCTATACTAGCAAATATATCTTCAACAGTATCTAAGTTAGCGTATACCAATGTTTTAGTATTCAATCCCACCGCTTTGAAGAAATCCCAATTGACTGCGGTTTCGGTATCTATCAATACTGCGACACCACCCATTTTTTGTACGTTTGACATCATATGGGCAGCAACTAAAGATTTGCCCGAACCCTCTAGTCCGGTCAACTCTGTGATTCGTCCAAAGGGTATTCCACCATGAGGACGGTTTGAAATGGCGAGGTCAAGCGGAGCACAACCTGTGGAAAGAAAATCTACAAGGTCTGTTGGTGTTTCATCTGTATTTCCTACAAATGCTACTTTACCATACGCTCCATCTCCTACTTTGAATAATTTGTTCACTCCCCCAGCAATCACTTCAGCTAAATCATCTCGTACTGTTTTTGCCATAGTAATCCTTTCAAAAACAAATGGGCGGCGCAAGGCCGCCCATCGGTCTAATGTTTGTTATTTGAACAATGCATCAAAGTCTTCGTCAATCTTATCTACGACGGCAGGCTTTGAAGATGCTTTCTTTGATGCGGCTGCGGTTGGTGATGGAGCTTCTGCGTTCTTAGCAACAGGTTCACCCCAATCATCGGTGGCAGTTACTGTCACTTCGGTCTTTGCAGACGGAGTGAGAAAGCGTTCAAGAATAAGCTTCAACTCAACGTAGGACAACCGTGGATACACATCAAAGATGTTCGGCTGAACGGTGAGAATCTTGTTGAGCAGTTCCTTGTCTGTAGTAATAGGAGTCTGCTTCGGGCTAATACGAATAGCCGTCTTGGGGAATTTCGTATCACTCTTTTCTTTCGGAGTGAACTCAACCTTGATATCACGACCGTTCATAGCGTCACAGATATCACCATATTCGGGGTCAGAGATTACACCAAGCAACTCCGTATATGTGGTCTTACCGAAACCCCAGAAACGAACACCTTCTGCTTCCTTACCACGAATGACAATGGGAGCGAATGTGCGCATCTTTGGCATAAACTTCTTGGTTTCAGCGTATTCTTCCTTAGACAAAGTACCGCTGTCACCACGAAGCTTCTGACAAAATTCTTCAATGGGGTCAGCTTCACCGTAGGTGAGAGGAGATAGATGCGTCTTACCACCGAGATAATGGAAATACGCTTCTATAAAAGGAATCTCTGGATTGCTTGCGAGAGGAACGATGCGAACCGTCTGCATACCCTCTTGTGGCTTCCAGAGAACGTCACTAATTCTAGATTTGCTGGAAAGTTCGTTTAGCTTTGCACGTAGTGCAGTAATATCAATCGTCATATGCTATCTCCTAATGAGTAAGTAAGTAAGTCTGTCAACGTAACCTTTGGCGCTACAGACATAAGTAGTCTAATAGCAACGGAACCGTTTGTCAAGTGCTAAACTACACTCCTAATGGAATGTTTCGCATAGCATTATTTTTTGCATTCTTTTTCTTATACTGAAGTATCATCTTTTTAGTGATTTTGGTTCCTCCATCCTCTGTATGCTTGTATTTTGGTACAGAATTGTCATCATCATCTACTTGCTTGAGATTGGACATACCATAATGAGGATCTAATGCTACAGTATCACCTCCCTGGGTAGGATCAAATCTCCAATCTTCCAATATACTCTTAGAATATTCTTTTCTGCACTTCCTACACATACCCTCCGAAAAAGTATTTTCAGCGAGTCTCTTATCAAAATACATTGGTGTCTTACACCACGCGCATATCACATTTTTATTCATACTATGCTGTCAACCCGAGTAATGTTTCGTAGTTTAGTAGAAATCTTTTTCAACTTGCTGTATGCCGTTACCAGTATTGTGTTTTTATAGTTTTCCCACGGGATTGGAAAACTCTTATCTGCTTTTCCACCATTGAGT